CCCCACCTCAAAGAATTAAATAAGGAGTTAGACGCAGCCGTTAAAACTAATACGGCTACAATGCGAGAGTAGCCTTATCTTATTGTTGACAAAAGCATAGACGTGATATACAATTATAGTATCAAACAAGGCGTAAAGGAGTAATATGAGCGAAACGACAACACATATAACAATAAAAGTTTTAACCAGACTTAACTATGAATCTGAAAAGTGGCATAAACAAAGACAATTAGCATGGCTTGATTTTTTTCCTAAAGATGAATATTTTAAACATCAACAATTAGAAGAGATTGATAATAAACTTTTCAATATTAGTTGGATTAACCGATGAGCTTGTGTGATACCGACCAAGCCGACGATGATAACTTCAATAAATTGATAGACGAAATTAAGGAGAATATATGCGTCAGTATAAAGTTTTGCGTTCACTAATCAATGCCCCAGTTGGAACGATATTAACAATGGATAGTTTTAGTAAATTAAACACTGATGATGGGTTATTAGTACCTATTAATATCGTACAAGAGGCTATCACCCAAGGTTTTATCGAACCCTACGCCCCAGAGCCTAAACACTGGCGAGCAAAAAATGGCAGAGGGTTTTGGTTTATAAATGAACATGGTAATGTGTTTTATCATGAGGATTACTATACCGGGAAAGTCAATAGCTGCTATACTTCAAACAACTATTACAAATCACAAGCCACAGCCGAGCTAGTAGCTAAAGCCCAAAAGCTAATGCTTGAATGGTTGCGTGCTGATAAACTCATAGAATTAGGGGCTGATTGGTTATATGCAACTGACGAAGCCCAAAAAGCAGTAATAGCAGATGATGATGAAGGTTGTAATGAGTAATTTTACTGGTACGTACAAAGCTAATGAGTTTAATAGTCCTGATCCTAATACAGGTATAGAAGAACTACGGTCAAAACTTATGTTAATTTTAACAAAAGAAGACGGAGTTGTTTCTACCGATATAGATGAAGTTATAGACCTTATAAATCAAAAGGTAATCGAAGCACAGATAAATGACCTTAAAAAATATACAATAAAAGGATATATATCAGATAATATTGCATCAGTAACGATGGCAGTACTTCAAGCTCAACTCAACCATAACAAGAAAGGCGATAGTGATGACAAATCTTGATAAAAAAGAACTAAGGCAAATGTGTAAAGATGGCATGTCGTTTTACCAAATACGCCAAGCTGTTAATTGTTCAGACGCAACCATAAAAAGATATATAGAAGTATTTTCACTTAATAATATGAATAACCAACCAAAGCCTACCGATAATAATCCGAAAGTTGATGAGTCCGCAGTTAATAAATATATGCTGTCGCTAGGATATAAATGGGAGCATTACGACGCAGGCCTAGATTATCAGTGGGTAAAGGACGGCTATAAGGTGTCTCAACTACAAGCAATTAGTATGTACACGGCAATTGAACGCCCAGTAGACCTTCAACCAGACGAAATGCGTTTGATAGGAGAATTATATTCAATATTAGGTAGCTTTGATAATTACGCGCGCTCGGAACAAGAGAGTGTTGACGCTATGGCTGAACACCTACTACATGGAATTGCCAATAATGAGGTGTTACAACGTTTATTGGTATTGCATTGGCAAAGGAACGATGGTGGCAACCTAGTCAAAAGCATCCAAAGGGGATTAAACCGAAGTAAGGAAGGTAAAATATAATGTTAATAACATTTCTTGTAATCACAATAATATTAACAGTAATTTCAACATTAACTACAGTAGCTAATATAGGTGAAGAGAGTGAGCCTATTACCAACGGATTCGCAGTGGGTCAAATAATAGTTAGTACTATATATATCGTATTTTTTATACTGATTATATTGGAGTTAAAATAATGGAAAAACAACCTAATCAAGAAACATTCACAACCAGCAAATCAGATCAAGATATCCAGGTTAAAAATCAAGCAGCAGACCAACAAGACGAAGTTATGCGTAATATTGACGCTGCCATGGACGATTACTTTGATATATTAGCTCAATTTGTAATCGAAGTCATTGAGGTTTTCCGAGATCCTAGAGATTAATATTTAATATCAAATAACGCTTGCGACATTAGCATAGACGTGATAATATAGATACATAAATCAAGGCGAAAGGAATTTACAATGAGCGAGACAATCCAACTGTACACCAACAAGGTAACAACCGAACCAGAAGACAAAAACTGCACGTTAGTAACTATCAACAACATAGAGGCAGACGAAATAGTACCACAATTTACAGCCTCAGAGCTTCTACAAGCCATTGCAGACCATTATGACCTATCTACTATCATAGACTGGGTTAAATGTGCTTTGGAGGATAAAAGTAATGATTAGTATTGATAGACAGAATATTATAGACGTAATGAAATCGATAAACTTTATTGAAGTTATGCAGATTGTGAAATAATGTTATGACTGACCAAGAATACGAAGACACTATAACCATAGAAGACATTAAAGAAGTATTAAACGAAGCAGAAAGCTTAAAGGAGAAATAAAAATGAGTCAAACGCCAGCAGGTGCAATAAAATTCAAAGAAACTATGATTAAAAAATTTGGGTCACAAGAAGCATGGGCGCAATATATGAGAGAGAATGGCCGCAAAGGTGGAACACTATCAGTTGGTGGTGGATTTGCTTTTGGTGAAAATGGTCGCAAATTCGGGGCATTAGGCGGCTCTAGAAGCAAGCGAGGTTATAAGTTTCTATGTGAAAACGATGAATACATGGAGTACATGGATAAAAGTAAGGACCATTATGGCGAGACAGTAAGGTTCCCCAAATAATGTTAAACTAGATATTAGTTGCTCGTTTATACAATCTGCGAGATGTATAACGTCCAAAACATAATTTGTTAGTAACTAATTGCCATTGAACATTCACAATTAAGCGTAGATGTATATAATCCTTTGACAGCTAAAGTATTGTTTTTATTAATAATATCAAATACGAAACCATATAGTACAACTGATAAAACTACTATTTGAATATTAGCCGAGGATTGTACACACATACGCTTAATATCAATGTACAACTATCAAACTTAAAAGAGGGTACCTACATAAGTAAACTAAGCGAATTTCACATATATTTTGAACTGGATGAGAGTTATAGGGATATTAAAGCTAAGATACGAAAACGAACAATTAAATGACAGTACTTATAATCATAGTAATTGTATTTATAGTATGGATTTTAATAAATGATAAGTAAACAATTTAGCACTTCTACAAACTAGGAGTGCTTTTTATTATTAAGTGATATAATCTAGATATTATGGCAAGACCAACATCTTATACTCAAGAAATAGCAGACGAGATATGCGAGCATTTATCATTGGGTGAGTCTATAAGGACTGTATGCAAACCAGAACATATGCCATCAATAGCAACGTTTTACTCGTGGTTAAGGACTTATGATGAGTTTCTAGAACAATACGCGCGCGCGAAACAAGAGAGTGCTGATGCTATGGCCGAAGACATACTAGACATAGCTGACGATGGTACTAATGACTATATGGAACGAAAAAACAAAGACGGTAGCACTTGTGAGGTTGTCAATAGTGAGGTGTTACAACGTTCTCGATTAAGAGTTGACACTCGTAAATGGCTAATGGCTAAAATGAAACCTAAAAAATACGGCGATAGAATAGACATGACATCAAATGGTGAGTCTATATCTCAGGTCAGTTCATTAACCGATGAGCAGCTAAATGATAGGATTAAAGACTATCTTGAGCGAAATAAGTAATAAATATTAAGCATTTATATTAAATATGCTATATTCATATTTGACAAGTACCAGTATATACGGCTTATTACAAATATTAAACATAAGGTTGCATTATTATAACTCATGAATGATATATCTATACAAGAACTGCTAGCTGAAGCTGACAGACGTTATGCGCGTAAAGACTGCGTATTCTTTATAGAAAACTATCTTATGACGTTTGATCCACGCCCTGAACTAGTAGTGCATGACTTAGATTTTATCCTCTATCCGTTTCAAGTAGGCTTCGTTAATGGCCTAGTTGATGCAATACATGACGGTTACGATGTGTTCGATGAGAAATCAAGGGATATGGGCGTGTCATGGCTATCGCTTGCAGTTAGGTTTTGGATGTGGCTATATGAAGATGGTTATCAAGGATTGTTGGGCTCTCGTAAAGAAGAGTATGTTGACAGCCGTACCTATAAGAGTTTATTCGGTAAGTTAGAATATTTTATCAGACATATCAAAGACCCACTTATATTGCCAAAAGGTTTTGACGTATCGAAGCATAGACTATACATGAAACTTATTAACCCAGAGAACGGTAACGTAATAGAGGGCGAAAGCTCAAACGCTAACTTCAGTCGTGCAGGTCGTTATACTGATGTATTCTTTGATGAGTTAGGTTTTTGGCCTGATGGTCGTAGCTCGTGGACAGCGGCAGGCGATGCCACTCGTTGCCGGCACGCAGTAACAACACCACCAGACCAACCATCATATGGCAAGTCATTGAGGTTTTCCAATAAGGTCAAGGTCAGAACTTGGCATTGGAGACTACACCCCAATAAAGATGATGCATGGTACGAGTACGAGAAATCTCGACGTACAGACGAAGAGGTACTGCATGAGCTTGATATTAGTTGGGAGTATTCTAATACTGGCCGTCCATACCCTGAAATTAAAGATGTAAAAATAGGTCAATACTTGTATGATGAAACCGCACCTTTATATGTTTCAATCGACTTAGGGCTTGATGCAATCGCAGTTGGTTGGTATCAGCCTATTCTAAATACAGATTGGATAGTACTGGTAGACAGCTACGAAGTAAATGATAAAGTCATAGAATGGTTCTTGCCGTTCTTTGGTAAAGAGTTTAACCCGGCATTTACTTACACGGATAAAGATTTAGAATTCATTAAACAAGTCAGACCATGGAAAGATGCTATATACTTTGGAGACCCCTCAGGTAAATCAAGAAACGTTCAAAGTGGCATAGCCCCATATTCAACTCTTTATAATCATGGAATTGACGTACAGATTAATGAAATGGAAAACGCTTGGATACCACGTCGAGATGCGACTCGTAAGCTATTGGGTCATTTAGTTATCAATGATACCGAACGCAACCGTTGGTGGATTGAGTGCATTAAGAATGCTCACTATCCTAAACGAGAAGAGACATCACAAGCTACATCTGGTATTACTAAGCCTGTTCACGACTGGACATCACATCATCGTACACAAACTGAATACTTTGCAGTAAACTATAAAGGACAGAGCATATCAGCACAAAAACAAAGAGAAGCTAAAGACTCAGAAATGGCCTACTATGATGATAGCGGACATATGGTAGGAGCAGGCATAGACATAGCTAAAATACTAAAAGAAGCAAACAGGAGACGAAGATGAGCGTTACATCAGTAATAATCAGTAAACAACAGACCTCACAAGCCCATCCATACTTTTGTATGAACTGTAGAACACATCTATTTGATATAAATGGTGAGGTTCTTTTACTATGGAATGGTGAGGGATACCCGCCAACTGAAATACCTTTGAATATGTTTTGGGTCAGACATCGTTGTCGTGGTTGCAAAAAAGACTATAATATCTATTTTCAAGTCTAGTTTAAGATACGAAATAAATTAAGGCTATCACATCATACGTGTCATGTGCTAACATAAAGCCATGAATCCTAGCATGTATACCGCTCCATTATCAGACAAAGCAGTTGACGATATTGCTGAGTCAGATGGTGTTTTAGAGAACTTACCAGCCTTACCAGCCTTAGATGTTGATTTAGCTGATACGTTTATCATACAAACACTTCATAGACGAATAGAAAACTCAATAGATTACTGGAATGACTTAAAAGGTTTTAACCTACGCGACTCACGTATCCGTAACCTTAAGGCCTTTAAAGGTGCCCCAGTTAGACAAAATCAACTTCAATATGAAGAGGACGAATGGATTGATAACGAGATATTTGTTGGTGTTGACTCGATTGTTGCTTACACAACGGCAGGTACATCTCGACCTGAAGTCTATCCATCAGATGATGATGTGAAGTCTAAGACATATGCAACGCACCTAGAAAAGTATATGCAGGCTCACTCTAAGAAATTTCACCTTGATAAGATGACAGAGGTTTCAGTCCTTAACCTATTAACCCAGCATGTCGGAGTTATAAAATTTCAATGGAATCCAAACTTTGGACGCAATGGTGAAATCATACCGAGAACAATTAACCCATCGCACATAATCCTTGATAAGAACGCTAAGTTAGGAGAAAACCCATCTTTCATCTGTGAAGTCATGAAAGATTCATTAGAGGGTATTTGCTCTAGGTTCCCAGATAAGGAGCAAGAGATAATGTCAGTCTTTGGCATTAAGCGTAAAGGTGCTCAAAACATTTCAAAAGAAATTGCTTATCGTGAAGTCTGGTTCACATACTATGACAAAGACAACAAGCCTCAAGAGGCTGTCTGTTGGTATACTGGCAAACTAGTCCTAGATATTAAGAAAAACCCTAACTGGCTTTATGATGGCGAAGAGGGCGCTAACTTCCTAGATAACCCTGTGAAGCCTTATATATTCTTTAACCTCATAAACGACGGCGAGCACATGATTGACTCTACAGGCCCAATTGCTCAAGCTGTACCTATGCAACAAACCCTTAATAATGAGGGGCAACAAATATCACAGAACCTTATTACAGCTAATGGTTCAAGAGTAATTGCCGCATCTGCTATGACAACAGACCAAATGGAGCTATGGGACGAAGTACCAAACCAGACTGTTGCTGCCGAGCTTAAACCAGGCCAGAGACTAGAAGATATTGTTATGCAACTTCCACCTCATAGAGTCTCAGCTGAGCTTATAAATGATAAGGTAGACTCTCGCAACACAACTCATGGTATCTTAGGCACTCCATCACAATTTAGAGGCGATAACCAAAACCAAGCTGACACTGCTAGCGACAACAACCAGATTAAGAATCAAGCAGCAGGCCGACAAGACAAAATTATACGTGCTATTGACGTTGCCATGGAAGATTACTTTAATCTATTAGCTCAATTTATAGTCGTCTACTACACAGCTAAACACTGCCGAACTATAAATGGTGGTGATGGTAACTTTGACCACATTGAAATGCACCGAGACAAGGTTGACACTGGCATGACTATCACAGTTCAAGCTGGTTCGACTCTTCAATTCGATAAAGCTAGACAAGAGGCTGTAGCCCAAAACGCCGCTCAGTTAGGCTTTTTAGCACCTTATGATTACTTTGTATTAATGCACATGGATCAACCACAAAAACTATACGACAATTTAATGAAGTGGAAAACAGACCCACAACAACTAGCCGTTGACTTACAAGATGATTCTGAAAATAAAGATGCAATCATTGACTTTGCTTCACTAATGAATGGCGATAACGTCGAGCAGAGAGATGACGTAACCGAGAAGTACATCGAACAAATGCGTAAACTGTTAATATCTGATAAATATTTTAAGGCTAGTTCAAAGATTAGAAACTCTATTATTAAGTTTATTAATACGTCTCTCGACTCGTTAGAAATTAGAAAAGAAATAGATTCACTAACAGCTAGCGAAGAGCAACAGCAACCGACCCAACCTATGCCACAAGCTGTTCAACAGACAATACAACCAGCTCCCGCGCAAATGCCGGGACAGGGAGTACCCATGACGGGAGCATTGCCACAAATGCAAATGCCTCAAGCTCCACCACAAGCTCCACAGATGCCACAGGGAATGCCGGTGCAACCACAAATGCAACCAGCCCCACAAGTCCCAGCTGGAATCCAGGGTATAATGCAACAAGCCCAACAGCCACTTAGTGCTCCTAATTTGAACCCAAGCCGACCTATGCCCGCACAAGGTGTCGGTTCATTGCCACCAATGTAAACACGTGATAAACTAAGATTAATTAAAAGAGGTACATTATGCCACCAGAAGTAAATGAAGCTCCAGTAGCCCCTACACAAACTATAAACACTACAGCACTTGATTCAAACAAGCCGCTATCACAGCAAACAGCTAACATAATGAAGATTATGGAGAGTATGCCAGACAAAAAAGAAGAAGTTCCTGCTGAAATTAAAGGTGGCAAAACCCCACCTGAAACAAAAGAAGAACCTAATGAAGTCATTGAAACCCCTAACGATGATTCATTCATGCCAGACGATGAAGATGAGCGTGAGGTTACTCCGTTTGAAGTCAAGACATGGCAAGAATATGTATCAAGTAACGTTCAGCCTATTACTATTACTGGTAAAGTTGGCAATGAAGTAAAAGAGTTCAAAGTATTCACTGAAGACCAATTACCAGCTGATTTTGAATTCAGAAGCGACGTTGACCGCATGAAGTATGCTAGAGCCTTTGATAGGCTTGAACGTAAAGCTGAGGTTTTACAGCAAGAGTTCTATCGTAGACAACAAAATGAGAATATTAGACAGTTTGAGATTCAGGAAGCTAAAGATGTTTCGTCTGACCTCAAATGGTTGCAGTCACGTGGCGTTATCCCGAAGTTTGAATACGACGATACTGACCCACGTTTCAACTCTGACCCATCAGTAAAAGAAGCCAACGCTATTTATGACTTATACAAAAGGGTTAACCAAGAATACGCCAATAAATACATGGACTCTAACCGCTCTTACCGTATTAGTTTCAGGGATGCCGCTGATAAGTTCTACGCCATGAGAGGACGAGAGGCTAAACCAATTGTTAAAACGAATAAACCTGCTAAGACTCCAATTCAGCAACAGCGTGATAACATTAACAGCAAGAGTGCACCTCAAGGTGGAGACGCTCACGCAGCTAAGCCTAAAGCATTTAGGGGTATGAGTTTCAATGATATTAATAGATTAGCGAAAGCAGGTAAAATATGAGTAATGATTTAACAATGACCATAGCTATTTTAGTTAGCCTTAAACTGATAACTAAAAAAGAGGGCGTAGCTTTATTTGATGAACTTAAATATAAGAACCTTTCTACTTCATTTGATGACTGTCTTAACATGATCAAGGAAGCTTTTAAGGTAAGCAATATTGGAACTAACAAAGTATTATCCGAAATTGAAGTTAATGGCAAAAAGATAACAATTAGCAAATAACTATTGTAATCATATAATATATGATATTATGGTAGGTAATGAAAGCCTGAGCCATCGGGTTTTTTTTATATTAAAAAATAGGAGAATATAGAATATGGCAGGAACAATTTTTAGTAACCGACTAACAGATATTACTTACCAGTATATCTTGCCTGTCTTAATTGATGGAGTAAGCAACTCAAACGTGTTTACTGCTCGTATGTTAAGCAACACGCAGGACTGGGAAGGTGTTAGTTACCAAGTACCAGTACAAATAGCATTTAGCCAAACAGGTGGCTCATTCAACGGAATGGATGCATTCAGCACAGCCGTAACAAACAATACCCGACAAGCTAGTTTCTTCATTACAGGTTTTGATCAACCAATCACTATCCCTGGCATTGAAGCAGCTGTCAACAGCAATAGCGATTCACAAGCTATCAAACTATTCACAGCAAAAGCAGACGAGGCTAAAATCTCAGCAGCTGATGCAATTGGTACACAGTTCTACAGCTTTGGTTTAGGTAAAGACTTTGACGGTCTTGGTAACATTGTTGATAACGGAACAACTTCACCTACATACGGTGGACTACTTCGTTCAACTTACCCATTCCTAGTAGCTGACGTAACATCAGTCGCAAACAACACCATTACTCTAGATTACTTAGGTTCAGAGTTTGACAATGCTTCGGCAGCTAGCTCAACAAGTGAATCTCCAACTATGGGTCTATGTGCTAAGAACATCTGGACATTCATCGAAGGTCTACTAGTCCCAATGATTAGTGCTCGTTATGAAGCCCTAGCAGTTCGAGGGTACAACCGTGTTGACGGTGGAACACCAATGGGTACATCAGTACCTGAAGGTAGTTCAGAGCTAAGTGGTTCAGCAGGATTCATCTCGATTACTTTCCGTGGTCGTCCAATCGTTGCTGATGACAAAGCTACTGCTCAAACGTTCTTCTGGATTAATGAGAAGTACCTTGCATTCCATACACAGAAAAGCTCAGAACTTCGTGAAATTAGCTCTACAGTTGAATCAATGGAAGGTTTCTATGAAGACGTACCATTCCCATCTGCATTCCAATTCCGTGACATGATGAGTGCAATCAACCAGTTTGGTAAAGTCGGTGTTCTTATTCTTCTTGGAAACTTGATTGATAAGCAGCCACGACGTAACGGCAAATTAATTGCAATTACTGGAAATTAAGGAAAGGGTTTAAGGAGAAAATATTATGGAAACAGGAATGAGAATATTAACAGAATCAGACCTAAGTGATTTGACAACTATTAAACAGACTCAATATGGTGCTGTAGGTTGCACAGCTGATGGTCGTCGATTCAGATATGTAGGTTTCGGTGGAACTTCTACTATTACTTCAGGTAAAGTGGTTACAGCTCCAGCAATTACACAATCGACAGCAGGATTCCAAGGAATGGCGATAACTGCAATTGGTATTGGTCCACAAGTTAAATCTAATCTTGGACTAGGTTCAGGGTACATAGTTCTATCTAATACCGGTGCAACTGCGATCACTCAAGACCAATTCGCAGAAGGCCACCTGGATATCCTAGTTGGTGCGTTAGGTATTACATCGTCTTATTCATATAAGATTGCTGGAAACACTGCAGCTGCTGCAACTAGTGGATATGTAACAGTTTATCTAGATGAACCGTTGCGTAACACGACTGGATTAGTACCAGGAACAGACACTGCTAACTTACAAGTTAGCCCATATAGTGGAGTTTACATATCAAGTACAGCCGCATTGGTTGTTGGTGTAACGACTTGCACAGTTCCTAATACAGCATCAGTAACTAACTACGGTTGGGTACAAACAAGTGGTGAAGCAACAGTTATCAATGACGCAAATGCAGTTATCACAGTTGGTGGTGGATTTGCTCAGAGTACAACTACTGCAGGTGCAGTGATTACGTCAACAGCTTCAACTCTACCTATTATTGGTAAAGCAAGAGTCGCTATGGCTCAATCTGCTGTTAGCCCAGTAGACCTATGTATATCTTAATTGAAAAAGGAAAGGAATAAATATGGCAAAACAAGACTCAGGAAAATATAGTGCAGCTATTAGAGCTAATGGCATACGTTTAAGCTTGAATGAACCATTGATAGCACTTGGCACGGTAACGTTGCCAGCTAGTACAACAATCGGTGGTTCAGCATTAGGCGCAATTACTTCAGCTTCAGCTACGGCTTTCGCTGTTGGCCTTGCTGGTGCAACAAACCCAGCTTTCGTAGTTGACTCTTCGACAGCTTTACAAGCCGCTGGTTTGAAAATAACTGGTGCTACTGCTGCTGGTACTGTCGCTATTGCAAGCATATCGTCAGGTGTATTGGCTAGCCTTTCGATAGACGCTAAGGGCGCTGGAATAATTTCAATTGGTGGACTTTCTACTGGTGGAATGTCAATTGGAAGGACAACAGCTTATACGGTATTTGGTGGTGTAGTCAATACTACCATAGCTACCCAAAATGCCACTCCAACAGCTGCTCAGATGTTAGGTGGCTTAATCACTCATGCATCAGTAACTGGTGCTGGTACATTCACTGTCCCTACTGGGGCATTAATGTCTGGTGCAATTTCTGGCAACGTAGCTGGTGATAGTTTTCGGACAGTATATGCCAATACTGGTACGCAAACGGTTACTATCACAGCTGCTTCTGGTAATACGCTTACTGGAACTGTCGCTGTACTGCCTGGTAAAAATGCTGAGATATTCAACGTTTGTACAGGTGCAAGCACTTGGATTTCTAACATTACACTAAGCGCTTAGTAAAACACAAAACAAACATAGCCACTGTGAGCTCGGTGGCTATTTTGTTTTGTTTGTAAATATGATAATATTCAATCATGAATAAAGAAATACTTATAGAAAAGCGTAACGCTGTCGAAACTAAATTTAGTGAATTACAGAACGAACAAACTACAATAAATGAGGAACTTATTAGATTCCAAGGAGAGTATAGAGAATTAACAGAGCTAATCAATGAATTAGAGGCTACAGAAACTACAGCAGCGCCAATTGAGGCTACAGAAACTACAGCAGAGCCAATTGAGGCTACAGAAACTACAGCAGCGCCAATTGAGGCTACAGAAACTACAGCAGAGC